ACTGGCATCAAAACTTTTTACCCATGCTGTTCCATTGTACTCTAAGATGTCACCAGTTGCAATCTCAATTCCCCAAACACTACTTGCTTTGGCAGAATCTAAAGTTAGATATCTTTGTCCTGATGCTACTGCTGGAATACCATTGAATCCTGGTTTTGCTGTAGAGGCATTAATAATTCTATCTACAGAAGTTACCGTGTTTGTTGGTAGAGTTGCAGGGTCTATTGTGAACTTTAATGCGTTATCGACACCAACAACAGTTGATAATGTGCCAATTACGTCTGCATTTAAGTCTTCTACTTCACCATGATATTTTAATCGAAGCCTTGATACTCCGCTGTCTAATGTTCCATATTCTTTTAATACTTTTGACCAAGGAATGTTGTCATTATAGTTTCCATTTGCATATGGACTACACCACACATCACTGCCATTTTCATAAACTCGTAAAGCATAGTTGCCTGGAGTTACAATGACACTTGATTGTGCCTGTAAATCTGCGAAGAATTCAAATGCATCTGGGTCGTAATCAATTGTATCTAAATCTGAATATGTGTAAATGTTATTAATAACATTTCTAATTACATTTTGTCTTGTTACTTGTGCTGGTGGATTAATCCAAATAGGAATTTGGAATATCATTGTTGCAATATCAATTTGGTCTTCAACGCCTGCTGGTATTCCTCTGCTTGTCCACTGTAAGTCAGTCATCTCTACTACTGTAATAGTAGTCCAGTCTACAGGATTATCGTTGTGTTGTATTTCTAACGCTGGATTGAATAATACTAGCATTTGCTCAAGCAATTGAAGTTTTTGGTCTGTATTAGAAGTCCAAACATCAACTTGCATGTTCAATAAGTAAGGAACTGGCATTAATCGTTTTACACTATATTTGTTGCCAGGCTCACTAGTATAAGCATTTGTAGTAGAATCAAATGCTCTTTCATTAACACTTACAGCATCATTGAAAAATGGCTCTTGTAATCTTTGTCTATCTGGTTGTAAACTTTGTACGTGGGCCGCAATAAATGGTGCAGAGTTCACTACGTTCTCAGAGTTCCCTTTGAGAATAGTTGCCGCCATACGAGATACATCTCCATATCTTGCAGGAACTCTGATGTAATAGTCAGTTACGCCATCATTTTTCTTGGCTCCAGTTTTAACTGTAAATCCACTAAACATTCTAATAAATTGTAGAATGTATCTTCGAATCTGATTGTCATAGAAGTGTTGTTGTGCCATATTAGTCTACCTTTGGTCTTACTGCTTTTGACAGATTGACTTTTGATGTAATAGTAGTACCATCATCTAGTTTTACTGTGCCTGCATTATTAATAAATTGATGATGTAATGCGTGCCCAACTTCCCATGCTCCGTCATCATCATTGATTCTGTACCACTTGTTGTCTCTGTATTGAAATAATCTTGATGGTTTGTAATCTGTTCTTAAGAAATATGAATCACTAGATGGAGAATCTGGAAATTTCTTTCCAGAGGCCACTGTTGCGTAATCTACATCGTCTGGATGGTTGCTTTGTGTAGCATACTGAAGATTGTTTGTTCTATAGTCCCAATATTTTCCAGGAACATTGTCTTTTGCTTCTTGTACAACAGCATCAGTGATTTGTAGTTCTTTATTATAAGTTGACAAAATATTCTTCAAGTCTGCGGCTTCTTCACCAGTACCAAGAATATCTTTGTACTCTTGTGTGTCTTGTAATTGTTTACAACGAACTCGCCAAATGTGTGGCCACCAACCAGCATCAAATCCCTCAGCACTCTTCGTTGCTTCTTGTACAACCCAATATTGATTAACAGCATCGGGTTCAGTGCCGTCATTTCCTTCTAGCATCATGTCTTCACGCATATGAGGAAGTTCGATTACATCACCCGTCATTAGTTTTCGACCTAGTAAATTGACCATTTCGTTTAAATGGAGAGTAAACACTTGTTGGTCATTGCCTAGAAACATTCCGAATTGTGATAATTCGAAATCTTGGTCAGATACAGTATATACACCTCGTAAGTCGTATAAATCTTTATCATACTTTCTATCTCTGTTCTCTAAAAAGAGTAAATCTTGTATCGCAGGTGATGCCGGGTCATAGTCCGCGGCAGTTTTATCTTGTGAGCCAATATACTTATGGACCAAAAGAGATGTCCCGCCATGGTCAAAGTGTGCCTTCACTTGTTTGTCGATAAATTTATAATCGTTACCTTTTTTAGAATTCCATAGGCTAAGTCTTGCCATAATAAATGTTCTCCATAATTTGACTTCTTACTGTATTTATCATATAATATAGCAATATAATTTTTAATTTATAAATAACCTTTTAGGAAGGTATGAAATAATGAATAATTCAGATTACATCTCAATAAAAGAACTTCTTTCTCCGTTTGCAGTAAGACAGTTTAAACTCTGGGCAATGAACCCAGAGAATATACACCGTGGAAACGCTGTGGATGGGGAATACTACGCAAAACATCGCAAAGGTAGAGAATATAACGTCTGGTGGAGTAAAGAGCCACCACGAGAGATGTGGCAGCCTATAATAGACAATTTAGGTAGATATATTGATGCTACTTTTAAAGGCAAAGAATGGGATGTTCATATTGTCGATACGATTACGACAAGACCAGGAAGTGCTAAGTTAAGGGCTCATGTTGACACGCCCTATAGATTTGAAAAATATGCCCGTACATCAAATGAAGAAGTGTATGGAGTACAATGTATCGTTCCATTAGATAAGTTTACAATTCAGAATGGAGCAACATGTGTTCTGCCTGGTTCATATAGAGACAAGTTTTATTATAAAGATATAGAAGAGAACCAAGAAGAATATAATAATCTATTAACGACACAAGGTTTTCAATTTGTTTCAAATCCTGGCGATGCGTTGATGTATAATGCGAGAACATTGCATAGTACGATGCCCAATAACAGTAATGAATTTAGAAGTGCGTTATTAATAAATGTACTTTCAGTAGAGATAATTGATTACATTAAAGAGGTAGATATTTCGAACAAGGGAGCAAAGTTTAGTAGAAAATAGCGGAAAACTTGACAAAAAGACGAAGTTATCATATAATACTTAATATTATTGATATATAAAAAGATGAGAGACGACTAGTGACAACAATGATAAAACGAAAAAAGAAACCAGCAACAAGTAAATATTCTGACGAATCTTTTATTGGCTTAGAGCCAGATTGGAAAGATGCAGATAAGTGGACAGGAGAAAAATACTACAGAGAACGTTCTCGTGTTGCATACTATTACAGTTATTATTTTAAGACAAAAGATTTTGTTTCTTGGGTAGCAGACTGGATGCCCTCTAACGGATACTCAAAAGAAGATATCAAAGCATACAAATCAGCAGAAGACTGGCGAACTAAGAGTACACTTGGTGGATATGTCAGAGCATTATCTAAAGGAATGCCAGATAATCACGAGGGCGTTTCAGCATATATGAAAAGTATGGAAGGACTTATCAGTGATAAAATGCCATCGGCAATTGAAGAAGTCAAAAAGGAGATAGATTCTATTATAGAAATTGGCAAAAAAATTAAAACAGAAAAAGCAGTGGAAGAGAAAATCAACGTGACAAAATATAAACCATCGATTCAGCAACTTTTATTCAATAAGTCTTTAGAAATGTCAGATAAGATTGAAGATTTTATCGAAGAATATGACGGTTCGACTAAGATGTTAACAAAGTTTGACCCACAAAGAATGCTATTGATAGTTGGTGCTAAACCAAATCATGCTAAATTGATATCATCGATGTATCAACCAATGTTTGCTGATTTTAATGAACTTGTTAATCCGCCAAGCACGAAAGACATGGATGAACGTCAGAAAGATATGTATGACCAACTAAAAGAGGGTTATTCACATATGTCTAAAGATGTTATAAAGAACCAATTTAAGATGTATAAAACGATAATAGATGCGTGTGACAATATTATATTAAAAGGGAAAGCAACAAGAAAACCACGCAAAAAGAAGATAATAAGTGCAGAGAAGCAAGTCAAAAATTTTAAATATCTAGACCATCATTCTGATACTAAATCAATTAGTATTAATCCTGCTGACATAGTAGGGGCAAACGGTGTTGTTGTATACAATTCTAAGACAAGAAAACTAGGAATATATCATGCATCAAATGTTGACCCTATGGGACTAAAGAGAGACGGCTCAGGATTAAGTGTCAAAGGAAGTACCATTCACGGATTTAGTGAATCAAAAAGTGTTTGCAAGACACTTAGAAAGCCAATTGACCAGTTAGCAGTCTTTAAAAAGGGTGCAAAACGTACAATAATCAAAGAATTTGATGCTATTAACAGTGTCGAAGTTAAAATGAATGGAAGATGCAATGTTCATTGTTTGATTATAAAAGTTTTTTGATAAATACTGTTATAAGTAGTTTATTATAAACGTATTTGAGGGTCAAGCATGGCAAAACAACGCAATAAGATAAAAAATGATGTAATTAAGCAGATTAGACTGTTACTTGGTGACGGTATGATTGACATCGAATTAGACCCAGAACATTATGACCTTGCAATTGATGTTTCAGTAGATAAAATAAGACAACGTTCAGAGAACGCAGTACAAGAAGATTTTTATACTATTGAACTAAAGAAAGAGGTCGAAGAATACACTCTTCCTAAAGAAATAACAGAAGTTAAAAAGATACATCATCGTTCATTTGGTCATGGTATATCTTCTGGTGTTGATATGGACCCATTTGAATTAGCATATGCGAATTCATATTTCTTTATGAACAATCACGTTGGTGGTATTTCAACATACGAATTGTTCTCTCAGTACCGTGAAACTCTAAACAGAGTTGCGGCAACTGACATTCAGTTTATTTGGAATCCACTTACTCATAAGATGAAACTTTTAAGAAAAATGAGAGCAGACGAAATGGTATTGCTTCATGTTTACTTAGAACGTTCAGAAGACCAATTGCTAACAGACCCATATCTAAAATCATGGATGAGAGATTACTCACTAGCATATTGTAAAAGAATGATTGGTGAAGCCCGTTCTAAATTCGCTACACTACCTGGCGCACAAGGTGGAGTTTCATTAAATGGTGATGCCTTAAAAGCAGAAGCGTCAGTTGAGATAGAGAAATTAGAAACTGAATTGAAACTATATATCGATGGCTCTGCACCGTTAGGTGTTATGATTGGCTAAGAGTGGCTTTTCATCCACTCAACACTAAAAGTCCTTGTGTAAGCATATGCAAGTATAACGAGAAAAACTTCTGTATCGGATGCAAACGTCATATGAATGAAATATTCGATTGGCTTGATTATACTGATGATATGAAAGACGCTATTCTAAAAGATTTAAAAACCCGAGATATAACCTCAGAAAAAGGTTGACAATCAGTCAATTTTTGTGGTATAATTATTATATCACAATGAAAAGAAATCAAATGATAATAGGTATTACAGGTCTAATTGGCTCAGGCAAAGGCACAGTCGCCGACATTCTAGTTGAAGAACACAATTTTATTAAGTTAAGTTTCGCAGATAAACTTAAAGATGGAGTTGCAACTGTATTCGGTTGGGAACGTGCTATGTTAGAGGGCGATACAGTAGAAAGCAGAGAATGGCGTGAAACTGTCGATGAGTTTTGGACAAATGAAACTGGCAGAGAAATAACACCTAGACTTGTACTGCAAGAGTTTGGTACAGACTGTATGAGAAATGGTTTCTATGACGGTGTATGGGTTAGTCTTGTTAAGCAAGAGATAATCAACAACCCAGACAACAATTACATTGTTCCTGATGTAAGATTTCCTAATGAGATACAAATTATAAAATCCCTAAATGGTAAAGTTTGGAATGTCAGACGAGGTGAACTACCAGAATGGTGGGGAACTGCAATACTCGACAATCAAACTAATTCTACACTTATGAAAGATAATCATCCTGAAGTTCATCAAAGCGAATGGAGATGGATTAGTACTAATGATACCTTTGATAAAATACTTTATAATGATGACAGCATAGAGGCTTTATATAGTAAAGTTTCGGCTGAGTTGTCTACGTAGTTAACCCCCAAAACAGTGTTTTTCCGTGATTTTGACTAAATACAAGTAACGAAATACATTTAAACTATTAGTAACAAAATTAAACAAGGAGAAATACTATGGCTACATTAGTATCACCAGGGGTTGCAGTAACAGTCAGTGATGAATCACAGTACGCGGCGGCTACACAAGGTACATTACCATTATTAGTTATTGCTACAGCAAGTAACAAGTCAGATGCATCTGGCAGTGCAACTGCTTCTGGAACACTTCCAGCGAATGCAGGAGTTGCCTACCTAGTATCATCACAGAGAGAGTTAGTCGAAACATTCGGCGAACCAAAATTTTATGAAGTTGGCGGTTCAGTTGTTCAAGGCGCTGAAACAAGTGAATACGGTCTATTAGCGGCATATCAATATCTAGGAGTATCGAACAACGCATATGTTATTCGTGCAGATGTTGACTTGTCAGAACTAGAAGCATCTTCAACAGAACCAGCAGGCGTTATCACAAACGGTACATACTGGCATGATACTTCGAAATCAAAATTCGGATTATTCACATGGTC